TACTCAGCTGCGGGTGCTTGTTGCTCTTCTGCCAGTGTACGGATGTCGTAGATTGTTTTTTCAATCCGCGATTTTTTAGCTGACATTACTTCAGTTACTTCACCTGTAGCCTTGTTAACTACTGAAACACGCTCAACTTTTATGTCCTTGGCCTTGATCTCAATAGGTTTAGACGCTCGGTTGCCATCATCATCTTCAGGAGCAATTCCGCAGATTGCCATCAAACTATAACGACGCCCATAGCTCAAAGCTGAACCGTAGCCCTGGCAATCCTGTTTGCTTGCTGGCAAGTGAAGCAATCCGCTCGACATTGTAGCGCCAGATTCATGAACTAAGATTGTTTCTACGGTAACTCCATCATCACAGGGATGAGTCACTTGTATAAGACCCAGACCGTTATCGTTTAGCGCGTCAATTACAGCTTCCACACATGCCGATAGGTCAGCATACCGCGAGCGGAAATGTGGGTTGGTTGAGGTTTTCAACGCGGGGCCGAATTGTTTTTGTGCAGCGATAAACGCTTGAAATATCTTATCATTCATAGTCATTCTCCTATGTGTTGTTATCAGTGTGAGCGCCGTACCAGTCGCAGAGTGCGCGGTTAGCTACTTCATCCCAGTCTGTAGCTTCAATTACATGCACTTGCAGCTGATGATACATGCCCATCAACTCGAAACGGTTGAGTTGGTTTGTATACTCCTGTAATGCCTCTGCGATTATTCGCGCAGGTTTACCGGCTTTTAGCAGCTCGTTGAGCATCTGTTGAGCATCATCATCATGCCAGAAAAACTCCATTGCTTTCTCAGTTACTCTATTCGTCATTGTCTCCTATCTCCTTAATTTACTTTGTAAATTTGTTCTTTTTTGGCGTTAAAACTACATCTGTATCGTCGTCTACTTGCTCGGCAATGTAGTCAACCGATTGCGTAAATGAGCGGTTACATCCTACCCGTGCTGTCTCGCAGGTTAGGGTTGCTACCGACCTCTCGATACCAATAAGCAAGATTGCAATCGTTACAGGTACGCCGACGATAGTTGAGGTTGTGAGGAACCAAGTAAGTGCTTTATTGAGCATCGGTTGGTACCTCCTGAGTGTTTACAAAACCTTTGCTGAGACGGTCCCAGAAGCTGTACTGAGATTGTACCTTGCGGTTGTTCCAGTAGGGTGTCTCTTGGTTGCGATGTTGTGTCTTACTTTGAGCTATTAACGCTGATTGCCCGTCATTATATGCGCGGATGCCCTGCTCAGTACCTACGATCATAACGTCTGGTAGAAGTACACCGCAGCCGCTGCAAGTTGCTATTGTCATTACAAGTATTAGTCTTTTCATATTGTCTCCATTACACATTACATTACTGTTTACATACGATGTAGTCGGCATCGTACAAGATTCACTTAATGTGAAATTTACTATGGCCAAAACGGATTGATTGGTCGGATAGGTTGACCCCAAGCGTTATTAGGTACAACGCTCGTTACCGTCACATTGCTAGTAGCGCCACGCACTCCCAGATACTGCTGTATGTAGTCCGGTTGCGTACGCTCAGTAGTCACTATGCTGTAGCCAGTGCCATACTGATTGCGTGGCATCATGCCTGGTGGATACACAGGAACTACTGGGACTACCGGAATTACTGGAACAGGTTGTGGAGCATAGAATGGCTTGTTTTCTGCTAGTACCTGCCGCATGAGCTCGTCGATAGTCTGAGCTGATACTGTTAGTGGAAACGCTAAGGCTAGTAGGGCTATGGCTAGTCTCATAATTATAAGCTCCAAAATGCTACAAGGATAAAGTACCAAGTCACGCCTATGGCTAGGCTGATAAATAAGTCACCAATGAAGGTGCCGGTTACAGTGTAGTCGTGTCTGAGTCGTGCTTTGTTCATAGTTGTCTCCAAAATTAATCGATATAGTCATCAATCTCTACATTAGTGACGCAAGCGCGGTCATCGTCTGCAACTGTTCTGATGTCACGCAATACGCCATCTGCGCAACGAACGTACTCTATGCAATCATTCAAAGTGATGTTGAAACGCGTACAAACTTTCTCAGCAACTGATTCGCTAAAGAAATAATCTTGCTGTTCGTAGTAGTAGTTTTTCATAGTCGTAGTCTCCATTCGGTAAGTGTTATTCACTCACTCAATAACTAAAGTATACATAGTATGATTACAGAGTACAACAAAAAGATGCAGATTATTTATGGTAGGTAACTACGCAACAAGATTAGGCATAGTGAGATAGTTGGAAGAAAGTGTAGAAAGTTATGAATAAAATGAGGGTTCATTTCGTCTTATGCATAGTGAACGTAACGTAGTGAAGTGAACACAACGTGAGCGATCAGCGAGCCATGAGATACAAGGCTACGACAGGCAGGTAATACCTAGCTTCCTGCGGAACCTTTACCTAGACGCTAATAGGTTGCATGTAGGTGAAGGTTGCGTAGCAAGCTAAGATTCACTGGCTAATGATACTCAGTTGCATTATGGTGGAAGTGTGGACACTCAATACCAGACCATGACTAGGCCTAAGGTACACCTCACAGCTCGCAGGTTGCGCAATGAGCGAAAAGAATGCGGTCAGCTATATAGACTGATACGTGCGCGACTAGGCATCACACAGACCGCTATGGGCGCTCTAATAGGTTGCTCAAGAGATTCGATAGTAAGCAGAGAACACTCAAAGAAACTCTATACGATAGGCGAGCTACTAACCCTCAAGGATCTCGTAGGTATGGGTGACGTAGAGTGGTGCGAGCTACTGCGTGAGATTGCAAGGTAGGGTATGTACTCACCGCTAACCACACATATGTTACATAACTATATAATATCATTAGCCATCCTACCTACCGAGAACCAGAAAACTAGTTAGGTAAGAAAGTAGCATAATGGTTTCAATGACTTAGCGTGGAGCGTGGAGCCGTGGCACAGATTTTGAAAAAAGTTTTCGATTTGAAAGTGGGGCGCGAGCAGCTTACCGGCACATACCATCTCCCACTAAAAAGTCTTGTTTTTCTCTCTCAACCATTGTTTGCCTATCTCCCACATAAAAATCTCAATTTACTCACTCAAACACCGTATGAAACCCTACTATCAAGATAGTTACGTTACGCTTTACCATGGAGATTGCCGCGAGGTGTTGCCAATGGTTGGCGCGGTTGATTTGGTTTTAACTGATCCGCCGTATGGGATTGGCGAGGCGGCTGGCGCTAACAAGAGTCGAAGCAAGTTAGCTGTAGCTAAGGATTATGGTGTCTCTAACTGGGATAACAAGCCTATAGAGCAAGAGTTGATTGATAGGCTTATAAAGCATCCAGCTATTATTTTTGGTGGTAATTATTATGCAATGCCAGCGTCATCTTGTTGGTTGGTGTGGGATAAGCATATTACAGGTGACTTTGCTGATTGTGAATTAGCGTGGACCAATCTGCCTGGTGCTGTAAGGCGGTTAAGTTATCTTTGGAATGGTTGCATGAAAAAGCGTCCAGAGCAGAGGTGGCATCCGACACAAAAGCCATTGGACGTTATGAAGTGGTGTATAGACCAAGCTGATACGAAGCTAAAGAAAAGGGTAGAAACTATACTAGATCCGTTTGCTGGTAGTGGTTCTACGCTTAGAGCGGCTAAGGATATGAATAGGAAATGTATTGGTATTGAGCAATCTGAAAAGTATTGCGAGGTAGCGGCCAATCGGATGCGACAGGAAGTTTTAGGATTATAGGCTATGGGAAACGATTCTGAAACAGATTTAAACAGGACGGTTGTTTCTGAGGATGTTGAAACTATAAAAATTTCAGAAAGTGACACTGAGTACACGACTGAGATTGTGCGTCCGATAGTAGTGAACCCTCCTAGGCGTAAGGACTACAGTAACCAGCGGTATGAGAAGGACCCAGAGACTATGGGTGCTGTCACTAGGCTTGCTCGGTTGGGATTGTCAAAGAGTGCTGTTGCTATAGCGTGTAGGTTATCACCGCAGGAGCTGACTAAGTGGTATGGCGAGGAGTATGCGGCTGGTCAGGCTGGCATGCAGGAGGTAGTAGCTCGTGGTTTGATGGAGCAGGCTATGGCTGGTAATCCGCAGGTATTGATGTACTTGGGTAAGAGTAAGTTGGGATGGACTGAGGCTAATGTTGTTGAGCACGTTGGAACTATAAACGCTGTTGTAAGTGCTAGACCTCTGAGCCGTGAAGAGTTCGAGCAAAGGTATTTAGCTAATGAATCCAATGATGAAGGCGATGAGGTTTAAACAAGCGTAGCTTGTGCTGGCCTTTGAGTCGTGATGAATTTGAGGCGAGGTATCTTAATTCTAGTGCAGATGAGGAAGAGGATTGATATGGTCCTTAGTGCAACGGTCACATACTGACAGCCTTTTTACTGTTTCGAGTTGTGATGTGTGTTTGGGAATAACCTGTAGACGAACAGTGGTAGGGCTTCCACGTTGCAATTGGAGATTCGTCGACGATAGTCGGCAGGAGACAAGGCGTGACTGCTAAACCTTTAGAAAACATCCTCTATTACTATCGCTGTCCTAAGTGCGATCATGTGAGTATTTTCGTAACTCATAGTGATTGGCTTAGCTGTGGGTATAAGCGTTGTGGCCTACGGTTTATACGCTTTGGTAACACTATGGATGAGTGGGAGTACAACAAGATATGGGGCGTAGCATGACAGAGCTTAAACTACGAAGTAGTGCGGGGCGTAGCGTAAACTAATGACGTACACTTTGGTTGGAGAACTACCGCGACACATTTATTGCTACGTTGATAGCACTTACACGCACATCGAGCCGCAAGGGTTTTTGCCGTGTGTCTGGTTTGGCCTAGTGTCGTATCCAGGTAGAACGTGGGGTTGCACCATCATGTTTGAGAGCGGGTCGATATATCGAAACATTCCTGCTCATGCGATAGCGTTTTCAGAAGAGCCACATTGCTTAACTTGGGCAGCAAACGAGGCTCAAACGTGGGACTGTTATGGCGAGCAGTTTACTACGTTAGAGTACAAGTACCTTGCTGGCTTGGATTGCAAAGCAAAGTGTGGAATAGAGCTAGAGGGAAGCTACTTATTTACTGCTGCTCCTGTAGGTGATGGGTTTAGTGCGTATCCTGACCAGGCAAAGGAGTTCTGTTTTATACAGCTAGACATTGGCAGATTGACCATCCAGCCGACTAATCATGTTGTGTTTAGAGAGCGTAGCTTTACAGACAATAAGCTAGAGTTTCCTAGCGGTTTACGACGGCAAACAGACGTATGGAGTGCGGAATGAAGACACCTGAAGAGTTGGCGGAAGAGTGGGCTAGTAACCGATGTCCAGAGCAAGGGCCGGAATTTATAGTTTGGAATATGTGCAAGGATGACTTCCTCGCTGGCTACCAAGCGGGACGCTTAAACAGCAAAGCTGTGCAAGCCGCAGCGCCGCAATGGATTAGCGTTAAGGATCGGTTGCCGGAAAACATTTCAGACGTATTGATTTTAAGTAAAGAAAAAGAATCATGCGTTGGATATTACCGTAGTAGCGACAATGATTGGAATATGTACAATCCATGCTGTTCATTTCACATGGAATTGCATGGCGTCACCCATTGGATGCCGCTACCTAAACCACCAGAGGAATAATGGGCATTGAGCATCGCATGAAAGATGAGTTTCAGTGGGAACAGCCAAATTCAGTTATGGCAAAAGTAAGTACGTTTATTGCTATTAATACTAAAGGCAATAACTACCCAAAGGAAATTTGGCTTAACAAAAAAGATTATATGCAGCTTTATGCAGAATTACAGCAAATTCAACGAATAGATTGTGGCCATGGTGTTTTGAGAGTTCCAGAAAAGAAAGTTATGGCTGGATTTCGAGCGGTTTATTACGATGGTGCTGAAATTATTTACAGCCACTTTGCCGAACCATTGCCAAATAATTTAATTGATATGGATAAGTGGATAAATCGTCCTTTTATAGCGCCAGAGACAGAATAATGGGTATTGAACACCGCATGAAGGATGAGGCTGATGATAACTTTTGGAAGTGTCCGCATTGTGGCGCTGTTGAAGAGTTTGATACCGATATGCCTAAAAGCCAGCGGGTTGAGTGTAGCGAGTGTGGTGACAAATCAGAGCCGCATCAGAACTTGGCTACATGGGAAGATTTCTGGGTTTATTGTCAGAGTTTGAAGGATATATAGGTGACTGAAGTTACCGAACGTATAGTTTGGCAGCCTCAAAACGGGCCTCAAGAGATACTCGTAGCATGCCCTATTACGCTTATTGGCTACGGTGGTGCTCGTGGTGGCGGTAAGACTGATGGTGTGCTGGGTAAGTTCGCTATTAACCAAGAACAGCTTGGCGAGGCTTTCAACGCTATATTCTTCCGTAAAGAGTTACCTCAAGCAGACGATCTTATAGAGCGAGCCAAACAGATTTACCTACCTCTTCGTGCTCATTGGCAAGACCAGAAGAAGCAGTTTACTTTCCCTAATGGTGCGCGGTTAAGGTTTAGACCACTAGCTGATGATAGCGATGCCGAGAAATACCAGGGTCAGAATTTAAGTCATGCGGCTATAGAAGAGGCTGGTAACTTCTCTAGTCCTAGCCCTATCTGGAAGATGTTTGGAGCGTTGCGAGGTAGAGGTGGTGGGCAGGTTATCTTAACCTTTAACCCTGGTGGTGTAGGGCATCACTGGCTTAAAGAGCTGTTTATCAAGCCAGCACCAATGGGAAAGAAGATACTTACCAAGGCGTTACCTAACGGAAGTAGCTTTGATTACATTTATATCCCTAGCCGTATAGCAGATAATAAGATTCTACTGGCTCAAGACCCTGAGTATATCAACCGACTTCACATGGTTGGTAGTCCCGAGCTGGTCAGAGCGTGGTTAGAAGGAGACTTTGAGATACATGAGGGTTCTTACTTTCCAGAGTTTAGCAGTCGCCACATTATCCCACCTTTTAACGTTCCTAAGCACTGGCCTAGGTATCTTGGCTATGATTGGGGCTTTCGTAGTCCTTTCGCTGCTGTTTGGGGTGCTGTTAGTTCTGGAAGGGATGATAAAGGCAATGAAGTGCCTTATCCCAAAGGAGCAATGGTCATTTACCGAGAGATGCACGGTAAAGGCATCGACAACATGCAACAAGCCGAGCGAATCGCCGCAGCTTCCGTTGGTGAAAGCGTTCACGCCGCAGCAGACCCTTCCATCTTCAACAACCAGGGCGGCCCTAGTATTGCTGACCAGTTCCACACAGTGTTTGCAAAGTACAAACACCCGAACTTTAGGCCAGCCGACAATGACCGTTTATCTGGGTGGTCGCAGATAAGACAACGGTTGGTGAGTAAGCCAGCTCTGTTGTATATTACGACTAGCTGCCCTGCACTATTAGAATGCATACCAAGTTTGGCGATTGACAAACGAAGACCAGAAGACGTTGATACAGAAGGAAATGACCATTTGGCAGATGCCTTAAGGTACCTTTGTAAAGAACGGTTAGTTGATAGCAAGTGGGAGCAGCCAGCCGAAGTATTCAACAAGGGTGTGATTAAGTTACAAGCGTACATCGCACAGATGCGGTCGCAACGAGGTAGAGCACAAATATGAAGATTAAGCCGTTAGTTGAACGATTCTCCTCTACCTATTGGAAAACAGAGATTACTCGTGCGGAAGAGAGATCCAAGAAGTTCATTGAAATGGCTGAAGAGTCTATCCGCGTTTATAATGCACAAAAGCAGGTGGGAATTCTAAATGATACTGAGCGACGACTTAACGTTTGGTGGTATTGTGTTAATACTCTTTTACCTGCTTATTATTCTTCGACGCCCAAAGCAGAAGTAAGCCTTCGTAAGCGCACTGGTGGCACTCTTGAGGAACTATCCGCTGTTATCCTTGAGCGCAACATTCAGTATGTAATGGATTGCGAGTTCCCGTTTGATACCGTTGGGTATAACGCAGCTTTGCAGTTCCTTCTCACTGGCCGCGCAGTTCTTTGGGCTAGGTATGAGGCAGAGATTGAAGAAGAGGAGATGGAGATTGCTCTCTTTCCTGCTGGTGACGGCTCATTGCTTGATGACCAAGGGCAACCATTTACTCAAGAGATTGCGTCTCAAAGAGAAGGCCCAGGTGGTCTCATTATTGCTAAGGTTAAAATTGAGAAGAAAGAAAGCGAGGATGCTTGCCTGGACGTTGTGCAATACAACGATTACCACTGTTCCGATGGTAGAAATGAGACAGAGGTAGAGTGGCGTTCTCGTCGTGCATACCTTACACGCCCACAAGCAGAAGAACTGTTTGGCGCTGAAGTTGCAGACAAGATGCACTTTGATTCATTCCCAGACAAAGCGACAAAAGATTGGAATAGAGATTCCGACAAATACGAGGGCAAAGCAGAAGTACACGAGATTTGGTGTGAAGAGACAGAGCGTGTCTATTGGGGTCACAAATCAGCTGAGAAATTCATCATTCACGAATCAGAGCCACCTATCGATTTTGAAGGCTTCTACCCTTGTTCTGTAATCGCTCAGAGTGCTGATCCTGATTCTGTTTTGCCAGTATCAGACTACGCGCATGTTAAAGACCAGATTCTTGAGATTGAGCGGCTTACTACTCGTATACATGCCGTAACTCAAACCATCCGCACTAACGCTCTCTATGACGCTTCACTTGGCTTACAGGTAGAACAGCTCATGATTGGCGACCTAAAGATGGTGCCGGTTATGAACTGGCCGTCCTATAAGAGCCGTGGTGGCCTGCAAGCTGGCATTGAGTTCATGGATATAGGCCCATACGTTAATGCACTTCAGCAGCTTCAGGGAGCGCGACAGACTGCATTACAACAGCTTTACGAAACGCTCAAAGTATCTGATCTCCTTCGTGGAACATCAGAGCAATATAAGTCGGCTACAGCTAATCGCTTAGAGTCGCAGTGGTCATCGCTTGGTCTCGTCGTTCGTCAGAACATGTTCTGCAAGTTTATATCTGATGCTATTGCCAAACTTGGCACGATTATTGCGGAACAGTTTGAGCCAGAGACAATCTTTGAGGTTGGCGATGCTGACCGCATGATTGAGGCTGTATTGCCACCAATGCCAGAAGCTTCACCTATGCCAATGGGGCAAGAGGGTATGCCACCAGGTGAACCAGGTATGGAGATGATGCCACCTCCAATGCCAATGGGACCACCTATTGAGATGCAAATCGCAATGTACAAGGACCAGATCCTTGGCTTCTTACGCGATGACGATAAGGTGAATTATCGTATCAAGATTGCATCTGACAGCATGGTTGCTATCGATCAGGCTCAAGAGCAGCAAGAGGGCGCGCAGCTCATGTCTACAGCTGGCGAGTTCTTTAACCAGATGCGGTCACTCATTGAGCAGTACCCTCCTTTGCTTGGGTTCTCTATTGAGCTGTTCCAGAACGTGATCAAACGGTTTAAGTCTGGTAAAGAGCTGGATGGTATCTTTACCAAAGCACTCAATCAGATTGGAGAGATTTCCAAAGCTAAGGAAGAAGCGGCTAAACAACCGCCTCCTCCAGATCCTGCTATGCAAGAGATGCAAGTTCGTATGCAGATTGCACAGATGGAAGCTCAAGCTCGTATCCAAGCAGTGCAAATTCAATCTCAAGATAGTCGTGAAAAGAATATGCTATCTGCTCAAGAACAGCAGATGAAGATGCAGCGCGAGCAACTTACTGGCAACATTCAGATGCAAAAAGCACAGCTTGATCAATATGTAGCTGAGCAAGAGCTGGCACTGAAACAGCAAGAGCTTCAAATCAAAGCTAACTCAGTTCAGGTTGATATGCTCAAGGTTCAGGCAATGACTGAAGGTCAAAGCATGAAGAATGAGATAGCAGCAGAAAACAACAGACTGCAAGGATTGTTGAAGGTTCAGGAGCTGGAAGCTCAACAGACTCAGTTCCGATTGTCTCAACAGGAAAAGTTAATAGAAGAGCGCAGACTGCAGCAAGAGCAGCAAATCGAGCAAATCCGCATGAGCATGGAACAAACAAAGAATTTTAATGCTAATAGTTCAATGCAGCCAGCAGCTAAAATATCTTCCAAAAAGAGAAGGGCTGAACTTATAAATGATGAGAATGGGAATCCTGTATCAATAAAGATAAGTGAAGAACCAGTTGATAGAAAACTAATTACAGATGAAAACGGCAACCTAATTGGAATGGAATTTTAGTATATGGCAAATGCAATTTATCCAAAAACAAAAGAAAAGTTTCTTAACCCTGGAACGCTTGGAACCACATCCGGCACTGCGGTTGATATGGTAGACGACACTATCAAAATTGCATTGATAGATACTGGTGTTTATACATACAGCACAGCACATGAGTTTTATTCATCTGCTTCGGCAGCAGCAATAGGAACACCACAAACACTTGGAACTAAGACAGTTACAAACGGTGTGTTTGATGCAGCAGATGTAACATTTACTTCTGTAACTGGATCTAGTGTAGAAGCTCTCATTATCTATAAAGACACTGGGACAGCAGCAACTTCATCCCTTGTAGCGTATATTGATGTTGTAGCTAGCGGATTGCCTGTAACACCTAACGGTGGAAATATTACAATAACTTTCAATGCTAGTGGCATATTTGCTTTATAGATAACGTATGACAGATCCACTTCTCTTAACTAAAATTGATGAGATCGAAATTGCTTACGAACCGCAATATGGTTCAAAAGCAAGCGTGCCTGATTGGCTAATCGTTAACCTACTAAATGCTCCAGATAGTTCGTTTCCGTTGTCACCATCGTTAGTAACCGCCACTGATATACGCACTATTCTTATTCGTAATAGCGACTATGCGAAAATAGAATTGCAAGCAGTTTCAGCAGTAGAGTTAGATGATAAACTGCTTGCCTTAACTGCGTTATCAGTAGTTAATTTGATAACAACTATTGATTTTACAGACCCACAAGTTTTAATTGATTTTACTAGCAACATAAACAAACTAGTTGTTGATGGTATTATTACACCTCAATCAGTTGTTGAGATAAACGCTCTTATCAATCAGCAGCAAAGTTGGGCGCAGTATCATGAGATTTCTGTAACATCACAAATAATTGCAGAGGCACGAAAGTAAATGGCAACAGCAAAATGGTCGACAAGTATAGCAGCCACTAACATTGCAGGGACTGCTCTCAATTCATTAGCAAATGGATCTACTTCATCAGTAATGACGTATGACAATTCTAGCAATAGAAACCTATACGCTCGGTTGACGCTGGATCTTGGATCTATTACTCCAGCAACAGGCGGCAGTGTGACTATACGATATGTTGGTCGATATAGCGGAACTGCTGAAGATATTACGACTGGACTAGAAAGTTATGTTCTCCCATTAACAACTACAACCAGTGTTAAAAAAGTCATCTTTGAAATGGTGCGTCTCTATCCATTTTCAGATGGATTTGTATTGTTAAATAATAGTGGTGTTGCATTTGCTGCTAGCGGCAATACGTTGAACTTGGAAGCCTATAACGAGGATGTCACTTAGTGCCACGCGGAATTACGTCAACAGATTCAGCTATCATTGAACGTAGACTTTGGACGCCCAAAGTTCTTAATCCTATTATATGGCTAGACGCTGCGGACCACAGTAGTTTTGAATTTGGAACCGGCAGTCGGGTATCAAATTGGAAAGACAAGGGCAGTTCTCAGTCGTCGTTTACTCAAGCAACTTCTGGACACCAACCCTCACTAGTTGAAAACTCTCAAAACTATCTGCCTGGTGTTAACTTTGCAGCGACAACAAAGTACTTACAGGGAGCGTCAACAATTTGGAGTAGCCCACCAATAAGTGCGTTTATTGTGGTTAAAGTAAATGGTGCAGGTTACCAAGGTTTTATTGAAACATCTGTTAGCACTGGCTTGGGGCTAGGATATTCTGCCTCTAATAATTACGCTATTTTTAGAAATAATGTTCAGGATTTTGCGTTTAATTTGCCTAAGGTAGCTACAGATATTGTGACTTACAATACTACTGGAATTGATATTGGAACCGCATCAACTACAGTTTCTTGTAGAAGAAATGGCACAAATGGAGCCTATTCAGTTTTTCCAACAGGAATTGCAACAACTGGAACGTCAACCATTGGCGCGTACCTAAATGGAATTAACGATCCGCTAAATGGTATTTTGTATGAAATTGTTATAGCCAACCGTTTGGATCTTAATTTGCAATATAAAACAGAAGGGTACCTAGCTTGGAAATGGGGCTTGCAATCAAGTCTTACAATTGATCATCCATATAGGTTTCAATTGCCACTTATTGATATAGGTTAACTATGGCATTAAGAAACAGGTTGCCACGAATTACGGCATTTGCAGATCAAGCTATCTCGTGCAATTTGATACCTAGTGGCGAAACGTTTTTCAATGCTTCAGTTACTAATCAAGCATTCATTTCAACAACACTGATTGCATCAAGTGAGCAGTTTTTTCTTGCCGCGGTAAGTACTGGGGCAGTTAATGTTAACTGTAATTTAGTTCCATCATCTGAAACGTTTTATCCTCTTGTAGTATTTCAAGATGATAAAATTATTAACACTAATCTGCTCGCCTCTACCTTAACTTTCCCACTGTTGGAGATAACAGGTGGAATTACCTATGTTGATACATCGGACATTCTTGATAAGAGAATTCGCAAAGCTCGTAAAAAGCGCAAGCAAGATGAGCTCGATGAAGAGAATGTAGCTGCGCAAATTCTCAAAGCGCGACAAAGCGGGAAAGAACCGCTTAAGCCAGAAAGTCGTAAGCCATTTGAAATTAAGATCAAACAACAGTTAGCTACAGAAGCAGCGCCAGCTGAAATAATAGAAGCAATCAGCGAACCTGAATATGTGTTTTCAGAATCTCAAAAACAAGAAATTACTGATCTTATTCAACAATATCAAAGTCAGCAAAAAGCATTGCGAAAACAACGACAAATTCGTGCTTTGATGATGTTAGCTATAGAGGATTTTGATTCGTAATTGTTATTTTACAAAACAAGCAACCGATGACAGAAAAACATAAGCTATTTCAGTGGTGCCCAATACAAGGAAAAGTGGTGCCAGTTGAGGATGTAATGGTACGCGTTCATGCTAATGCCGCGCATAACTTTATCCATGATGAGATGCCACCGACTAGGAACCCACTGAATCCTAGAGAGATTTACACAAGCAAAAGCAAGTTACGGGCGGCATATCGTGCTGCTGGTGCCGAAGAAGTAGGCACAGAGTTTGATCGTGGTTATAATCCTGAACGTCACACAGAAGCGCGTGAAAAACAGGTTGTGGCTAATTTTATGAGACAGGTAAAGGAAAGACTAAATGGATAACGTAGAACAAGAGAATTTAGAGCCCCAAGATACTGAGGTTGTAGCAGACCGCGAAGAAGAGAAAGTTAGTATTCGTGACGCGCTTTCTAAGCAGTTTAAGAAGGAAGATGACGCGGTAGTAAGTGAGGCCCCAGAGCATAACAACCCTGAGGAGACAGAAGACGTTGAAGCTGCCTCAGCTGTAGTTGAGCGTATTCCCGTTGTGCCACCTGCTGACATGAACAAGGCCGAGAAAGAGGCGTTCATTAACCCTACGCCTGAAAACTCTCATATCCTGCAACAGTACATGAATCGCAGGTCGTATGAGCTTAGAAGCGACCATCAGCGTCACATGGTAGAAATTGAGCAAATGAAGACTCAGACTTCATCTGTGCTTGATGCCATTAAGCAATATGAGCCAGATTATGCAAGGCAGGGCATTTCCCTTGGAGACATAGCCAAGAGGTCAATTGCTTGGGACCAGGCTATGAAAGCCGACCCAGTTCAAACAGCGTTAGAATGGCTCGACTCTTATGGGCTTGATGTTAATGACCTGACTCAATCGCAGCAACAAGCGATTCAACAAGGCTATCAGCCACAACAGCAGAACTATTTAACTAGAGAAGATGCAGAGCGTATTGCCGAGGAGAAATTCCAAAGCTACCAGCAAGAGCAGCAACAATCTGCCGTTGCCTATTATAATGAACGAATTGTAGAATCGTTTGTAGCAGCTAAGCCTCTGTTTAGGGACCCTGAGACAGCTTCGCAGTTAGAAGCTGAGATGGCCCCAATCGTGAGCGCGTTGACAAGTACAGGCAAGTACAGCTCTCCTCAAGAGATACTAGAAACAGCCTATAATTATGTCGTAGCTGGCAACCCGACTTTTTCCGGTCTCAATCAAGCAATGACCGCAAAAGTGGTGATGGATCAAAAACAAGCGGTAGTCCAAAAGGCTAAATCCGCTTCACGTTCAATCTCTGGGTCCGCAGGTAGTGGGACTCCAAAGGTAGTATCAAAAGATTTACGGGATAACCTTCGTCGTCGATTTGGCGGTGATTAGCTAAAAGCTAAATAGTTGTCCTGTAAGTAAAAACTTTAAGGACAATTAAATGGCTAATTTAGAAGAAGCAATCGTTGCAACTTTGTTTGATCAGAGCGATCAAATTGCAGACGAAGTTTTGCACCACAACCCACTTTTGAAGTCTCTTGATGATCAGGGTCTTATCCGTAAGTTCTCTGGTGGATATGAGCTTCGCAAGCCAATCATGTACAACGATGCAGCTGTAGGTGGTTTCTACGCTGGATTCTCTGCATTCAACCTTGATGCAATCGACGATGCAACTGCATTTCGATTTGCTATCAAGCAGGCTTATGAGCCAGTAGCAATCTCTGGTCGTGATCGTCGTGCTAACCGTGATCAAGCTATGTTGCTTGACCTCGCTGAGATGAAGATGAAGGCTGCTATCAGCCGTCTTAAGAATACCGTTTCTACCTCGCTTCGTGGCGATGGCACAGGAAGCGGTGGACTTGAGTTCGACGGTATCAAGAAGGCAGTTTCGACTTCGCCTAGTTCTGGTACTTACGGACAGATTGACCGTGTTAGCAACACATGGGCCCGTAACCTTGCGGTTAACGTGACCCTTACTGCTGCTAACGTACAAGAGCAAATCACGGACGCAATCAGTCAGATCGTTCGTGGTGATGAGCAACCAGACCTTGCACTTTGTGATCGTACTGCTTGGAAGTTCCTCCATAGCTCTCTTACAGCTATTCAGCG